ATATAATAATAAAAATACTGAAATATCTCTTTTGCAATCAGAGTTAAAAAGAGAGCTTCAATTATTTGGTAAGGAGAGGTTATGATGATATTTGGAAAAACAAAAAGCGACTGGAAAGCTATCGAACTTCACTACAGACGAGAGTGGATATGCTTTGTAGCTGGTTTTGTATTAGGTGCTATTATATTTTAATGCTTAGTGACATTTTCTAGTTCATAGTCATTAAGTTCACTATTTTTCATTGGCCTGTAAGTAATTTCATAGTCTAATAGCACCAGGCCATTCTCTTCAAAATTTTTAAGTATTTTTTCTTTATGATCAAATTTTGGAAAGATATCAATAAAGGATATAGATATTGCTTTGCCTAAAGGTTCGTCTTTCTCTAAAGGTGCAAAAAAAAATTGAGCTTCACAATAAATATAATCTTTTACGTTCATTGAATATTCTTAACACAATCTGAGGGTTAGGTAATTACTTTTTTTTAAATGTATTTACTCCACGAATACCAAGTATAGTTGAGAAAGCACCAATTACTAATCCTTGATACCAAAGAGGAAGATTCTCAAATTTCATAAAAAAATAATCGACTCGTTCCTGCAATGCTTGGTCGCCAAAAAATACAGAATAGGCCAAAATTAACAGGGGCAGTGAGAGCAAAATCAAACAGAACTCATCCTTAAAATCTGATTCTTGTCTTTTGTGTACTATTTTTTGTAGCTCGACCTCTCCAGCTACAGCTCTCTCTAAATGTTTGACCTCTGCCTCACTCTCTAAGAGTTTTGCACGTTTTTTGTTTTTATATATTTCTGCTCCTGTTTTAAGAGCTAATCTACCTAACGTGAACCACATTTTAACTCCAATGCCAATTCGCAATAATGTTTGATTTTCTCGTATCTTTCTCTATTGCTTTCATAATCTTTTTTTCTTACTGCATATTTGACTATATTACCATCAATAAAATCTAGGTTATGAGCTACAATCAATTGTATGGGGTCTATACCGCCCACAGACTTCGATTTGTAATGACTGCCCCCTATTTGCTTATCTAGTGCTGATCGCCTCTTAAAAGGCTTTATTTTGCTCTCAGGAGGGTCTTTTTTGATGGTCATACTAGCTTATTAATCCATCTACCTTTATTATTCAAGACCATTGGTAAAAGACGTGGTATTCCATCAATTATTACTCCACAACCCAAAATGAACCTTGTTTTAAAGTTTTTAGCATATGCAAAAGCAAGGCTTTTTTGATTGATCATACAACCTACATTCATACCAAAAAATAGGTTATCAGGGTTAGCCCACCAAGATATAACAAACTTAGTGTGATAATGGCCTTGTACTGCTGACATACCCATAGCTTGAGAAACCTTTAATATATCCGCACTTCTGCCATGAGTAAAAAAACACCTTTGTCCGTTAGACATAGTAATAGTTAAATCATCGACCCACTTCCATTTTTTAGTTCCAAGAAAGTCGCCATATGGTTTTAAAAATTGTCTGCTCATTCCATATTTCAAAGCTCGTCTATAAACTAAGCTAGAGTGATTGGAATCTACCTCTATCATTTTAGGAAACATAGACTCGAGTTCTTTTATGTATTCTTTTGATTTATCAAGCTCCATTCCTGCCGAGTAAAGATCAGGATCGTGGGTGTGCATATTGATTGCATGAAAGTCTAGAAGATCACCAATATTAATTACAAAATCAGGTTTGTATTCTTTTTTTATTTCTTTTAAAAAATTAAATGCATCTTGATGTTGATACGGCAAATGCAGATCACTAATAACTAATATCCTCTTCATAGAAATCTACTATAAGGCGAATTGTAAATAAAAGCAAATTTAGTTAAGAACTGTGTAGAGTAGATGCGTGACAGCAATTAAACAAATAGACCACATAACTTTTTCCATACGAGAAACTCTTTGATCTAAGTGTGCAAGATGGTTTCCACGAATCGTTTGTATTTCGTGTTTAAGAAGTGCTATCTCACCTTCTATACGGATCAATTGCTCTTTGTTTTTTTGACTTGCTGTTGCCATATTTACCTTTTACGTTTTTTTCTGCGAAGGTCAAGATCGTGCTTTCTAGAGCCTCTCAAAAAAGAATTAACCCTCCCCATACTCCAAGCAGCCATAGATACTCTTCTTGATCCAGCACCTAAAAAAGCACCTTGTCCACGTCTATAAACTTTAACAAGAGTTGAGTATGAAACACCTTTTTTTGCTTTTGCTTTACGTCTTAAAGCAGTTCTGACAGCAGGTGATAAAGGTCTTCTAAATCTACTAGCCATTATGCCCTCGTTCTGCTTCTTAGTAAGGATCTAGGTATGAAACCACCTGATTTGTAAATAGATGCAACTTTCTTAATGAGTCTAGCTCTTCGTGTTCGTTTTGAGCCTTTTAGACCTGACAAGTATTTTTTAGGAACACCTGTCTTTTTATCTTTTGGCACGTTTCTTCTTTTTCTTTTTCTTGCCATATTTTCTTCTCTTCATTGACCTTTTGTTTATCATTTCAGAAAGAGTTGATGTTGTTGTAAAACCACTCATTTACCAACTGACCTCATTGCTCTTCTGTGAGCTGTTTGGAAAGTAGCACCTTTTTTCATAGCAAGTGCCATTGACCGCATATGTTTTAAACTATGATGACGTGCGTGTTTTCTCATAGTTTTTTGCTGACCTTTTTTAAGGTCTTTAATAATTCCTTTTATAGATGCTACTTTAACCATTATCTTTTCTTTTTATTTTTCTTTTTTTTCTTTTTCTTTTTAGGCTTCATTCCGCCTCCGTAATGACCTGGCATTATTTTCCTCCCTTCTTCTTTTTCTTCTTTTGTTTTTTTAATATAGCTTTTTGTAAAGCCATTGGTAATTTTTTTTGTTTTTTAGTAAGAGCCATTATTCTACTACCTTTCCACCTGACCATTTCATTTCAGGTAATCCATTTGTATATTTTTTTCCATCAAACGTCAAAACTTGCTTTCTATTAGATCCCTCGACAAAGCTGCAATGCACCCATCCTTTTTGATCATCATCAGGACAATAATATTCTAATATAAGTTGATCGAAGTCACAATTAGCTTCTATAAAATATGCTACTTGTATATTTGCAACACCAATCACTTCAAAATCAACTGCCTCACCTTTTGTATGTTGACTAGTAGATTTTGATCCTATTGCCTCGCAAAGTTCAGGGCTTCTATAACCTGACGTAACTATCACAGGCTTATCATATTTAACTCTAACCTTTTCTAATACTCCGTAACAAACATCAGTTAAGTTTTTTATCTCACCTGACCCTGCTTTATTTTTTATACCTAATCTTTTAGCAGTTGATGATTTTTCAAATTCTTGTAATTTAAAATGTTTTGATAATTGCATAATTATCTCCTTTTTAGATTATCTTGCTGTTGCTGGAACTCCGTTGCTAGATACTAATGGGTGTTCTGCAAAAGCCATGTAGATATATGTTCCACCTTGATTATTTGTGTAAGCATAATTTGCTCTTTGTTTATATCCATTTGATAAAATATCAATACCATCAAAAGTACCTTCGGCTGCACTTGAATTAGGCTTTAATTCTTTATCTACTACATTAGATGGACTTCTTTTGTTATCATAAATAACCCAATCAGAAGTGCCACTTGATTTTTTCTGCATGACAAAGGCTGGTTTAAATCCTGTATAAATAAATGTTCCATCAGATTGTCCATTACCTGTATATGAACCAAATTTGCTAAATCCTTTTTTAGGTGCAAAACAATATGTTACAAAGTTATTAGTAGTTCCAGTCTGGCCACAATAAAAAACACTTGATGTTGGTGCTGTATCATCGAAAGTACCAGAAGTTGCTGAAGCAGCAGTGCTAGATAGTACCAATCTTTTTGTCCAACCAACAGCAGTAGTTCCTACTGCCCAAACTGCTGTTCCTGAATATGATTTATTAATTATTACTGTTGGGGCTACTCCTAATCCATGACCAAGTGTATTTGCTGCATTTGCACCAGACCAAGTAACAACACTAAACCCTGCATCTATATTTGGTGAAACATTAGTTTGTAAGTTACCATCAAAATTAGAAAAAGAATTTGTAGTTGGTGTATTTGCCTGACCACCCATACCAGAATGTTGTGTGCAATAATAATATAAAGTTGGAGCAGAAGCTGCGACTGTAATTCTAGTATATGCAC